ATAGATGCCTATGTCGGCTAGTTCCTGTGATGACCACGCCCTGAAGATGTTGGATGGATGTTGGATGCCGTTTACCGTTAAGGCGCGAGGCGTTTTAATTGTTCCAAATGTTTCGCTATACCACATAATTACCTCGCGTTAGATGTTTTGAATGGTGATTCGGCAAAGGCCAAGTAGATATACGTTTGCCCACTGCTGTTGTAACTGGCTTCGTTACCGTTTCCTGCGGGAATTCTTGATTTAAATCCATTAGATAAAATATCGTATGGCGCGTAAGAACTAACATCTGTATCGGCGGCATTTATGTTCGCGTACAAAACTTTGCCAGTAGGATTGTCAGGATCACGCTTGTTGTCAAACACTACCCATTGACCATCAGCCGCTGTTGCGAGTTTCACCATTATGAAAGCAGGACGAAACCCTGTGTAAATAAATGGCCCATTTGTTGCGCTATTGCCGGTGTAACTACCTACCTTGCTGTAGCCGTCAACTCCGTGGAAGCAGTAAGCAACAAACAAACTTGTATCTTGGTTTACTGCAGCATTTGTATTAACCGTAAAAACAGATGCCGTTGGTGACGTATCATTCCAATTGGTTGAGGCAGTTGCTTCAGCATCGGAAGTATTCAAAGACAAATATTTGGTATTGCCTATGGTTTCGTTATAGATTTTCCAGTCATAAACACTGCTTCTATTCTTGACTATTATTAATTCTGGTGCGGAACTAAGGCCGTGTCCAACTGTGTCAGGGCCAGTACCATCGCCAGTGTAAGTAACAATGCTAAATCCAGCCGTAGGATTCGCACTGACTGATGATGTTTTAGAGCCGTCGCCATTAGAGGATGCCGCGCCTCCTGCTTTCCAGTTCCATGAGGCGTAGTTTGTACTACCCTTGTTTGTGTTGAGTCTTGGTTCGCCACCAGAACTGCCATCTCTTAATGAAAATCCATCACTGTCAAAAGACTTGACGTGTCCATTCGTGTTAGATGGTTCAGCACTGGTAAGGTTAGAAGATAATTGTTTTCCTGCGGCGGTATCTGCTACGCCACGAACAACATCAAACAACACATGATCGCAACTACTGGTACGGTTTTTGATCCAAGAGAAATCAGGTTGAAATCCTATACCAGTAATTGATCTGCTAGTTGCATTATCACCCGCATACAACACCGTATTAAAATGATCTGTAGGTAAAGCAATAGCAGGGTCATCAAGGTTGTCAGTGTTTAACGCTTTGAATCCTGTAGGTGGCGTGTAATAGAAGTCCTCGCCTACTCCGCCATTTCCTTGTGCTGTTTTCAATCCTTGAAAACTGCTATCAGCACCAAAATTGAAACGCATCCCATCAGTGCTTGCATAGTAGGAGAACGCAGGAACCATATTACCTCGATCAGCAGAGATAACCGTGAATATGTATCCGCTACCACTGGCGGGATTGCCACTGTTTAACCAAGTGCCGTTTTTACCCAACCAGAAATATCCTGTGGCATCGTCGTAAGCGCACATGATTACGTCGTCCGCCGCCCACACAAGATTACTGTCGCTGGTATTGGTACTATTCACAAAATAGCCACCTGTTGAAGCGGCGGAACAATAAACGCAATAACTTCCGGCGAGTTCTAGCCCAACATTTAAGGTTGTAGAAAGATCAGTTCTCGCCAGTCCTAATTGCCAGTTGAAATCTCCAAAGCAAGTTGCTTCCCAATACCATTTACCCGACTCGATTGCTTGAGAAGATGCGACGGTTTTCCATCCTGTCGCGCTTGACGATCCTTTTAAATTTCCTTCGCTATAAACTCGGTCACCGTCGGTAGATGTGCTCCAGTTGTAGAGCGGATTCAGCGTAGCAAAGTTATTCGTCGGGCTATCAAGTACCTGATCTGTAGCCGCTAAAACATTTGCTGTAAAATTGTTTCCGTTACCACTAGAGTCAGCACCCAAAGATGAACTGTCAGAAAAATTAAGATACCATCCTTGAGTGCCGTAAGTGCCTTCATACTCAATAGGAACCCATTGGTTAGTGTCTGAATTAGTTTCACCAAAGGATGCCGATGTCAAAGACTGACCATCAATAAAATTGTACTCAGCCATGTAACCATCCCACCAGTTAGGCTGTGTTCCATACACATACTTACCCAAAAATTGTTTAAAGTCTTTATTGACTACAGTAGTCGTGCCATTAGAAGGCGATGTGGTGAATGTTCCAGAGACTACCTCACCATTAACATAAACCTTTAAAATATCTGCGGCGGCAGATTGTGTGTTGTCCCATTTAACAACAACATGATACCAAGCGGAATAATCCCGATATAAGGAATCAGATGTCCAGTTACAAACCAAATTACTATCTGATGTTCCATACATTCCTATAGCAATTTTATCTGTATTAGCGCCACTAGAATAAAAGGACATTGTGCTTACTGGATTTGAAGAAACATCTCCTTGACTAAAAAATTGATATTCCCAAGAACCAGCAAGAAGGCCAGTAGTTTGACCTCTTTTCAGCCATACAGATATTGTCCAGTTATTTAAATTGCCTGCCGCACCGGGAGCCGCTTTTGATAAATAAGTCCCATCATCATCATTAAACCGCAACGACTGGTCTATGTCATAGCCAGTAGTCTGACCAGATGCGCCACCAAGTATGTTGTTACCAGTAAGACTCATGAATAGGCCAGAGTTGCTACCGCTTGGATGTTGGTACTGTCTAATACAACATAGTCAATACGATCTACTCCTGCCGCCGTAGTGGTCAGGGTTGGTGCTGTGCCTCCTATAAAATCCCAGTAAGAACCCCAACTTCCAGTCCTCGATCCAGTCCCATCTTGAGTAATAAAGATAGAGCCTGTTTGTCCTGCTGTAATACTAGTAGGATTCTGGAACGTAGCGTTGTGTCCTAGAGTAACTTTAAAGTTATTACTATTAGATAAGTTAATGGTAATGCTTGCCGCTGAAGTTAGTGTAGTTATATTTCCAGATGTTGCGCTTACTGCTATAGTAGCACCACTGGTACGAGGCTCCATTGCATTTACTTTTAATGTACTCATGGTTTCAGCGCCTTCAATTCGTCTAGAGTGGTTGCGTCATCAGCAAGAGTTGTAATGTCGCGGAGTCTTTGTTTTTCTACGACAATGCCAGAAGTATCTGAGCCTGACTCTTGCGCTCTAATAAAAGCAACATCTTGCTCCTCAAATAATGGTTTACGCTCTTTACGCAATCTTTCTTTTGTAATAGTTTGAGCCTTTGAGAAATTTACATTGATTTTTTCGTAATTATCCCAAGCATCTCTAAATGTTCTATCAGATGGAATAACTGAATCCTCTACTATTTTGTAGGGCTTCCCTGCCGGGACATCTTTAGCGGCAAGTTCCTCCATTGTTCCTGACCAACGAAGAGATGGAACAATAATAGAAATCCCACCATCGTTATTTGGGTAAACTATTTTCATTATTGATCTCCAATGGCAACTACTGAAACGTAGTTGGGGTCCCATGTAGTGCCGCCGCCACCTGTATAAGCGTAAACCTTAGAAAGAGCCGCAGTCATACTTGTATTTTGAGTTTGTATATAATCCCCACCACCAGAATTTGCAGACCCACCGGCAACCACAGCATAGTTTGCGTTAGCAAAGTCTGTATTCCAATTAACGTCCCAAGAACCAACGCCATTATCTGTAATACTAGATACGTTAAAACTATCCTTTATGGCTACAGTTGCTCCACCGAAACAAACCCAACCCTTTATTATTTTATCTGCGCCACCAGAGGCTAAGTTACTAAGACTTGTGTCTGCGCCAAACCCTGTAGCAGTTCCTGAGTTGGCTATAGTCGCGCCACTTGGAATACTTATAGTGTCACCGCTATCCCCAATCTGGAGCGCAGTCCCTGTGGCTGGACTCACCTTGTTTGTTTTTAATTCGCTACTCATGGTTTAGTCGGCCAAGTAACCGCCTCCACTTCTTCTACAGTTGTTAAACCTTCAGGAAGATCACGCAAGGCTTTCCGGTAATCACGCATTGCGTCTGACATTGTTACGTCTTGCAGTGCGTACCAGTCTGTCTGAGCAATCCTTCTGTCTCTATCGGAGCGGAGATTAGCAATAGCACGATCAAACGCACCCGCGTTCCATGCCGCTTCCTCTGCTTCGCGTTGTGATATTTCTTCAGCGGTTAATTCGACCCGCTCTCCGTTTACTATTTTGTGCATTAACCTACTCCGAAAAGATATATGTTGCCATCAAAATTTCCACTTCCCATCTTGAACTGGATCGCATTAATTGCGGTTGTTGTGTTGAAATAGCCAGAATTAAATTGGTTTACTGTTGCGTTACTTGCTTCAACAAGATTAAAAGTAGATGTCCAATGCTTGACCCTAGTTGTGGAACTTGGCGAAAACAGATGCAATTCACCCGCCGCACATTCATCAGCACCGTTGCCTATTGTTCCAGACAGTGGGCAGAAAGATGTGGAATTAGCAATATCATTCCCAGTATCATAATCAAGAGACCCATCCGCACCGGCTTCAGTGTGAGTTGCACGAAATGAAGTAGAGGTTAAATTAACCGCATAAGACGATCCGCCGTCAGTTGATGTTTGGAATGTCAACTTTTGAACATCAGTAGCAGGATTTATATCCACGAAATAAAAAACATACTCGTCATATGTAGAGTCAATCCCACTCGTAAACGAAACATTGGCTGAACCTGATGCCGTGGCTGATGAGATCAGCGTTAGTTTTCCGCTCATGTTGCCACCAGTCCGTATTGCTTGATCGTTCCAGAGAACGTCACACTATTGTAAAACCGGAAGATGCAAGCGTTGATTGCACTGGTGGTATTGCAGTATCCACCCACAAAACTTTCCTGTGAGCGATCTTCGTTTTGATAGTCTTGGGACGTTCCGTAGAAGTGCTTTACATAAGTAGTGCTTGCTGGATTAAAGAGGAATAATTCACCGACTCCTGATTCATCAGCCCCATTGCCCATGCCGGGTATAAAAAACATATCATCGGATGATCCTCCTGTTCCCGCATGAGGCATATCGTAGGAGGTTTGATAGGAGAGACCGCTAGTGTTTGGAGAACCTTCGTCGTTCCATGAGCCAAAAAATGTGGTGGTCATTCCGGTGGTTCCACTATTCGGCAAATAACTGCTACCGCCATCCGTGGAGAAATTGAATTTCAAATGAGAGTTATTCGTTGCGGGCAACATATCAATTAGCACCCACTTGAAAATCTTGTAACCCGTCAGGCTGGTAAATACGACACTGCTTGCGCCTGATGCTGTGGAGGTGTTGAGTAGTTTCCAGTCGCTCATTTGACACCCCACATCTTGATGGTTCCTTCTATGTTTCCACTGGCAGCATAAAATTTAATAGCGTTTACCGCAGTGGTTGTGTTGACGTAGCCAGCAATGATACTCTGATACGCCGCCGCTAAGTGCTGATTCCAACTCGTTCTGCAAACCCAATGCTTAACGTAGGTTGTGCTTGCTGGGTTGTAAAGAATTAACTCACCCGCAAGATTAGCGCCGGGAGTATTATTGCCTCCAGCCGTTTGGGTAGACATAGCCATAGACACTGCTATTTCTTGCGGTGATGTTGACTGCGCTAAATCACTAGATGCGCGATACGCTAATTCCGTTGTCGTATCCCAGATAATATGTTGATAGGCGTTAAAATATGTGCTAGTTGTTGTTACACCATAAGATGAACCGCCATCAGTCGAGGTTATCATATAGATGCTTTGTGCATTTGTTATCGGTGCTACGGTATACAGTGAAAAGACGTACTGCTTATAGGCATCAGTGATCCCACTGGTAAATTCAATACTTGCCGCACCCGCTGTGGTTACGGTAGACAACAACACGGCTGATCCGCTATCAACTCCCGCTACGCCATACAAGGCTACTTTGTTTGCTCCTAATGGCATCTACTTCATATCCGCGCCAGCAAGGAATCCGTACCAGATCGTGCCACCGTCAACAGTGGTAAACGTAAGCACATCAATTCCTGCTGTAGTAAGAGTTGGCGCAGAACCTCCGGCCCAATCTACTGCTCCGGGCCAGTTCACAGTCTGTGATCCACCGTTAGTTAATATAATGGTAAACGATCCGCACTTGCCGGATGCCGGGGGATTGCTAAACGTGAAGGTGTTGGCACTTGTGTTTACCGTTGCCGTGACTACATTTCCACTAGCAAGGTTAATGTCTTGTGTTCCACCACCTGTAGCACCAATGACATTTACTTCTTCACCATATGCTTCAATAACGGTTTGATTGCCAGATTCCGGCGAAAGAGTATTTACATTTATGGTACTCATACAACCACCAATGTACCAGTTACAGTGACGGTTCCTGTCAGAGTAACTGGCCCTGCAAGCACGGCTGATTCAATGGTATGGTTCCCATCAACAGTGGCCTGATGAATAAAGAACCCATCCTTTGCGGGCTCTTGTCCTAGATATAGAGAACCATTAACTTCTTCAGCCATATTTCCTCCTACGTAGAAATGCTATCTACATACGAAACCCACACATCAAGAGATGAGCCTGTATTTGATTTAATTTTAAGAACATCCGTAGTCTGTATAACAATCTTTGCGCCACCCTGTATAAGTTCTACTGAAGAACTTGGAGGAATAGCCAAACTTTTGCAGATATGGTAGTCTGTTCCTGATCCCGTTTTGTCAATGTAGCAATCGCATGTAACAGCAGAAGTCAAAATATTAGTTACACGAATTCCGATGAGAGCATCGTCAGAATT